CATCCTTCAGCAGTTTGGGTTCGTGAAAACTCTGCTAACTACAATTGGTTGTATGATCATCTTTTGGCTCTTGGTCGTGAGTATACCCATCGTTATGGTCGTACTCACCTTACTATTGATAAGCTAAAAGATATTCTCAAGGATGCCCCTGAGAATATCGAGCAAAGCAATGTAATGACTAAGATGCCATCGTGCATGGACAAGCAATACATTGTAAGCTTAGACCCAATTATCAACTATCGCAACTATTACAATTACGGCAAGACTGACTTGCTTCGCTGGTCTAATCGACCGCCGCCGCAATGGATTGACGGCACAGTTATCATGACCGATGGTAAGAAGCAGATATATACTATACAGAGGTAAAATATGTTTGATAAAATTAAAAAGTGGCTTAATCCTGCCCCAGATATTATTCCAGAGCCGGCTGCTCCCGAAGTAAAGAAGGCACCTAAGAAGAAAGAACTAAGTCCTAAAGAAAAGGCAACAGCAGCGGGTGAACCGTATGTTGATATTCTAAGTGTTGAACTTGATCCTGCCGATATCAACAATGGCTCATTTGAACTTGACTGGAATGATAAGTTTGTTGCAAATCTAATTAAACAAGGTTACAAGATTCGCCCCGATGACACTGATGCACAGATTGTTGATCGCTGGTTCCAAACTGTATGCCGCAACATTGCACTTGAAGTGTATGAGCAACAGCAAGCCGATCCAGATAATCGTGAATCAGATATGCGTGTTATTCAGCAGCGTGATTTAGGTGGCGGATTTACGGAAGTTAGTTAAACACTATGCCTAAGAATAAGAATAAAAAATACCAAATTACTCATTTAGGCAAGACTCTAAACACTGACCATTGGTATGATTTGCCAGAAGATAAGTGCTTACAATTGAAGGATGAGTATTATCAAAAGCCAGATTTTGATTTAGTTAAGAAAAATCTAGAATCAGTATATAATGGCGGTACTGTTATAAGCACTATTAATAGCTATTATGTAAAAGACCTTATGGCTAAAGTAAAGCTAGAGTCTCCGCGATGGTCTATTGAACAAGTTTTTGAATCTATCGACTTGATACGATACTTTTGGAGTAGGGTGCTTTCTAGCGACAAAGTATATCCAAAGACCGATTCTGATATAAAGAACTTTGAAGCTGCCCTGCGACTTAGCGGTGGCGGCGTTGCCATGAAGCCTTCTAATTACCCTATCAAATCCGTAGATGAAGTATTATCTAAGTACAACATTAATGACAAATACTATGATTTTTCGTGTGGCTGGGGCGTAAGGTTGCTCTCGGCAATGAGAAATCGGGTTGAGTATTATGGCACTGACCCTAATAACCTACTAGTAGACAGACTTAGGCAGATGGCTACGGACTACAACACGGTAAATGGTACATCTGCATCGTATGACATTAGGTGTCACGGTTCCGAAACATTCGTTCCAGAATGGGAAAACACTATCGGAGTAGCCTTTAGTAGTCCTCCGTATTTCAATCTTGAAGACTATGGTGTTGGTAATCAGTCATACAAGCCCGGAACTTCTTATCAAGAGTGGCTAGATAACTATCTACGACCCACGATAGAAAACATCAAGAAATACTTAGTCGATGATGGCAAGATGCTCGTTAACATTAAGGATTTCTTAGATTACAAGTTATGCGCTGATACTAGAGCCATTGCAGAAAGCTTAGGGTTCCATTACGTAGAAACACTTACGTTGAAGAACATAACTAGACCAAGTGCTAAAGTGGACTTGAACACTGATGAAGGCATCATGGTGTTCTCAAAGAATCCTGTACAGCCGGTAGTAGTCCCTGAAAGTTTATTCACGTTTGGATAATTTTGGTTGACATTCGGGCAAAATAGTAGTATATTAAGGATACTGATTAATAATACACAGGAATTTTTATATGACTAGTAAAGCTATTTTCCCTATCACGTTCAACGTGGTTACTCGTAACCCGCATGATCGCCCTATCAATAACATTTTAGAACGTGAGGAAGGTGAATACTCACAAATCTCTATTTCTGAGTTAGTTGATAAAGTTGATACTGGGAGTAACATTGAATTTAATTCTGCGTTGACTCGCTATCAAACACTGAGTATTATGTTTGATCCTGCTAACTTTCCTACAGCTAAGATGGTACCGTTAGGTCTTCTTGCGAGTGATGAAGACATTCAACGTGAATTGGATGTGCCACATGCCACCAATATTTACGCCTACTTTGACGAAGAACGTGTTCAAGCTATCCAGGCTGTTAAAACTCCTGGCAAAGAAGAATATACGATGGTTAATGGACAACATACTGCGACTGGTGTGGCACTAATTGTAGCCTCAGGTCGTATGAAAGGATGGAAGGCAAAAGATTGGAAAAAGTTTCCAATGCTTGTTTCATACATTGAGACCACTGACCGCAGTAAGGCTCGTGAAACTTTTGCCTTGCTGAACGGTGAAATGTCAAAAGAAATTACAACCTTTGATCACTGGAAGCAGCACTATCTTTCTGTTCGTCTTGACAAGAGCGGAAATCCTAAGTATTTGCACACTGCAAAATTGATTCAGATTCTAAAGGATAACGGATGTACTCCTCTTCCTGAAGGACATGATGATATCGGACAGCCAGGCGCACTCACACATATAAATGCTGTTGAAACTGCTGCTAAAAACGGAAACTACGATAAGCTTAAGTTCATTATGAGCAGCCGAAATAAGTTTTGGAACAATTTGCCTGTTGATAATACTGAATTCGGTTTCTACGGTAGCTTGTTTGATATTACCGAAGATGAGAACATTCTTCGTAATACCGCAGAGTGGAACGCCTTTATGACGGATCTTCACGCTGTTGTTCAAACCGTATTTCGCGGCATGCCTAAGTTGAAGAATAGTGTCACTAAAGCATACAAGAAGTATCGCTATGATCAATTTCTAGATAAGAACGCAAACGTTCCTTTCAATGTAACATTATATGTTGCATTTAAAATCTACAAGATGCTCGGCGGAACGTTTGCAATTCCGGTGCTTGAAAATCTCTATGTCAACAAGAGTGTTGATGTTACACATTATCTTGACGCTTCTGAAATTACATACATCAACACTTTGGTTCCTGCAAAGAAGAAGATTAAGGGTAAAATTGTCGTGATGCCAAAGAAAACTGTTAACAAGAAAGCAGCATAAAATGTTGAACAATTTTTTCTACATTATGCAGCACACTCACAATAATAAAGTAGGTTTCGGCATTACTGGTAATGTCAGTAGCCGAATCTACGATTATATTGCCGGTTCCGCAGAATTACAGTCATTCAAGTATCTCTATTACGGCCCAAAGCCTGATATCGTAGAACTTGAAAAGAAACTAAAGAACGAGTGGAAACGATATATGTGGTCTATATTTAAGGGTAACAAGTGGTCACTTGAAATTCTTGATCCAGTACACGGGCTAACTACCGAAGATGTAAAGATTTGGATAGAACAAAACATTAGTGACCTCGGATTACCCATCAAGTTGGTCAAGGATGAATGGCTCCCTTATCAAGGTGACAAACGGGTTACCCGAAAGTATATCGATTTAAATCCAGATATGTATCTTAAGGCTTGACAACTGCTAATATATAGTGTAATATATGTATATATTAACAGAGAAAGTACCACATGAAATACGCATTGATTGACACAGCTAATACTTTCTTCCGCGCTCGGCATGTTGCTAATCGCAATACCGACACATGGGAGAAGATTGGCATGGCTATGCATCTTACTATGTCTAGCGTAAATCAAGTTCAACGCATGTTTGGCGTAGATCATGTGGTATTCTGTCTTGAGGGGCGTAGTTGGCGCAAAGACTTTTATCAACCATACAAGGCTAATCGTAAGCTTGATGAGAGTGCGATGACCGAGCGTGAAGTAGAAGAAAACAAGATGTTTTGGGAAACGTATGAAGCGTTTACTACGTTCCTGCGTGAGAAGACTAACACTAGCGTATTGCGTGTCCCCAACGCAGAAGCAGACGATATCATTGCTCGGTTCGTTGCATTGCATCCCGATGATGAGCATTTCATCATTTCGTCTGATACTGACTTTGTACAGTTGATTTCAGAGAACGTACATCAGTATAATGGTGTTGCTGGTCAGTTGATTAAGCTTGACGGTTACTTCAATGACCGCGGTAAGCCTGTCAAGGATAAGAAGACAGGTGAACACAAGTTGCTTGAGGACCCAGAGTATCTGTTGTTCAAGAAGATTATTCGCGGTGACGCTACTGACAATGTATTCAGTGCTTATCCCGGTGTGCGTGAGAAGGGCAGTAAGAATAGCGTAGGCATTCGTGAAGCATTTGACGACCGTGAAAAGCAAGGCTTCAAGTGGAATAACATGATGCTGCAACGCTGGGTAGACCATGATGACGTTGAACATCGTGTTAGGGATGATTATGAACGTAATCGCACATTGATTGACCTTACAGCACAGCCCGAAGATATTAAGGAAGCAGTAGATAACGTAATCAAGAATGATGTTCGGGTCACTGCTACTCCTAGCGTAGGCATTCACTTTATGAAGTTCTGCGGTAAGTATGAACTCACTCGCCTTAGTGAGCAGGGTGAAGCTTACGCAAAGTGGCTCAATTCTCCCTATAAGGGTGTACTCAATGGCTAAAGAACTTTTTTCGTGCAAAGATTGTAAGCACTCTACTATGTCTATAGTTGACAGGATTTTCACGTTAAATGGTCTCGTAGCAGTATATGATACTAACTACAAATGCTCCAAATTTCCTGAGGCAAAAACAGTAGTTGATGATATAGTTCTTGGTCCAATGAAAGTAAAGGCTAAGCTGCCGTATTGTAGCATTGCTCGGCGACACGGGCAATGCGGCCTAGATGGGAAGTATTGGCAACCTAAGCATAAGAAAGATTTATTTAAAATGTTAACAAAGGAAACATATGACTGAACTAGTCGCAAAGCCAATCGTCAAGAACCAATTTTGGATCGTCACTGATGGTGAGAAAAAGGTTGGTAATATTGAAGCTAACAATGCTGGATACGGGGTGCAGTTGAATGGCACCTTCCTTCAGTTCAATAACACCGAAGAACTTAAAAAGCAGACACAGATTAAGTTTGCAAACTTAAAACAAACATCTAAAGTTCCGATTCCGTATCCGGAATACCCTACAACAGCTAGAGTATACAATTCTATCTGTGACGTTAAGCGTGGACTGCATTTATACACTAAGACTAAGAAATCAAAGTGTCTTCATGCTGCAGGGTACTTTGTTATGGACCAAAACGGCACCAAAGTGATTGTTTTTTGTCCTAAATACATCTTTATCCAACGTTATCCGTATGAAGGTCCCTTCAAAACTGAATCGGAAGCTAAAAGTAAGATAAATATCTATGATGATACACATTAAACGCTTCATCGATAAAATGTCATTGGTCGAATCCAAACAGTCGAAAGATGTGGTTTTGCCTATATCCGACGCACGTGGCTTACGTGATGAAGTGTCCAAACTACTATCAGACTTACACGAGCTATCGAAAACCGATAAAAGTAACGTAAATGACGAAGTTATACAGGTAGAGATTAAAGGCGGCTCGTTTAAATGAGTAGAACACAACCAAATGTACTAGTAGAGTACGTAGATAAGAAGACCTACAAGTGCGACCAAATTGTCGAGGCTGCTGGTATTTGGGCTGTGTTCTATGACGATCAACCAATCAACTTGAAATCTTCGCATTACTTAGCTAATGATGTTGCTCCCAAATACAAGAAAACAAGCTTTTCAAATCCAGGTCATGCTAGAAATCTGTGCAGAAAATTGAACGCACAATTCAAGACTGATAAGTTTACCGTTGTGTTTATGAACAGCGGTAGAACGGTCTACCCCGATGACTTATCCCAAGACCAAACTTGAAATAGTAAAACTAATACTAAATGAAGCTAAGGACGATCCAGATTTTCCTTGGAAAGACATTGCACCGGATAAGTTAGTATTTGATTGGTTTGTCACAGGTAGAGTTGGTTCTGGATTACGACTTACTGATGTTGGCATGACTGCATTTGACAAAGCTAAGATAGCTTATTATGACTTCAACTTTACTCCTCCCAAAGGTACTACCGGGGGAAGTAGTTGGGGAAAGTATACATTGATGCTTGACAAAAAGGTTAAATGTCCGTACTACATCGGCGTTAAACTTCTTGACAATGGCAAGAAACAACCGTATATTAAACTATACGACCATAGAATAGCAATGATGATGACACTATACGGAGACTTTCAAAGCTACTTAGATTCGGTTAAATAGTATTTGTTTTTGTTCGCACTTGCAGCATAAATAAAACGTAGCAAAGCTACACCACACACAGAGGAAAAAATTATGAAGAATATCGCAATCAGCCTTTTAGCGGCTCTCACACTATCAACCCCAGCACTTGCTTCTTGGAAGACTGAATTGTTCACCAAGCTTGATGCAGACACTAGCGGGGAAATCACCCTTACTGAATTGACTGGCGCAGGTTGCCGCACTCAGCCGAAGTTTTTTGCTTATGCCGATGCAGACCGTAGCAATGGCCTTTCAAAGGTAGAATACTTCGCCAACCGTGACCTTCTCGGTCGTTGCAACTAAAATGCTTAAGATTTTAATTGAAAACACCGCAGAGGCTATCCAAACTTCAAAGAAGATTTTTGTAGATACTTTTGTGAAGCACGAAGGTCTAGCAAAAAACATGCATGACTTTGTAGATGCTCAACACGAGTATACTAAGAAGGCAATTGATGTTGGTTTTACTACTGCCAGCAATATGCATAAGACAGTAACAGATAAGTCGTTTTACACTGAAACTATGAAAAAAATGCAGGATTCTGCACAGTTCATGTTTAAGACACAAAAATAATGGAGATACGATATGAGTGATAGCAAGATTCCAGGACTTCCTGAAATTAAGTTCAATAAGAATGGATATGAAATCCGTTCTGATATTTTAGGCCTAGCTGAAAAGCTAGTCATTGAAGAATATAAAGCCAAGTTATTTGGTTGGGAAGTATCGCAGTCAAAAGATGACGAAGGTAAGATTGTTACCAAAGTCTCGGCTCCAGAGTTTCCTGGTCTTGAAAAGGTCCTTGAGACTGCACAAAAGATGTATGATTTTGTAAATCAGAATCCAAAAAAGTAAAAAAACGGTTGACAAAAGGTCTCCTTGGAGCTATAGTGATAATATAGCTTCTAAGGAGATTTTTTATGGGTAACGAAGATTTTGTCAGCTACGTGCTTAGCTTCTATAACGGCATTGATGGCATCTACAAAGACGTAGACGCTACCTCTGCCGAAGTCGTAGCAGCTACCCGCAAGCTTGAAAAGATGTATCGCAGCAACGGCGAAGAGCCTGTTTATGACAGCATCGACCGTGAGCGTGTTCGTGACTTTATCCTAGAGGGGCGCAAGTAATGGAATTCATATTCATGTTTTTGCTGGCATTTATTGCAGCGATTGTAGGAGTTTTTTACTTCTTACTCGCAATCTTTGCTATGTTGCTCCCCATCATCTTTTGGGTTTTTCTGATTTGGTTGGTTATTCGCATAATTAAGAAATATACCTAAAAAAACGGTTGACAACAGTTACCCATTTTGCTATAGTGAATATATAGCAAGGAGATACTACATGGCTCGTTTCACTCGTCCTACTTACAATGTCGCTGATGTTTTTGCTGCTGCTTCGGCAGCTTATCGTATTAATGGGTCCTATCTTAAGAGTGACGATATCACTTTCCATGAGAATGGTGATCACACTATTAACAACCTTGCTAACAAGACCCTCGTCCATCAGTTTCTTAAGGGTGCATTTGACATTCGTGACGAAGACCGTGAAATGGGCGAGAAGGTCCGTCAATATTGCAATGGTCTTTCGTTCAATATCATCACTGGTAAGACTTTGAGCGAGTTTGAGCAGGCTATGCTGTCCGTCGCCGACAAGGAAACTACTGATAGCAACTATGATATTGCTGTTGTTGCTTCGCTACCCGCAAGCTATGACCGTGCCCAGACACGTATTCAGCAGGATGCTATGCTTCGTGAAAAGAGCGGTACATTGAACGCCGATATCGGTTCTAAGGTTGAACTTGATATTGAAGTTGTACGCTGCAACTACTCTAACAACTGGGACACGCACTTTGTTACTGCTATCGTTGATAATGCAGTTGTGTTCTTTGCAAGCCGCAACAAGCTTGAACTTGGTTCTAAGCTTCGTATCAAGGGTAAGGTCAAGGCTCACAAGGAAGATCGTACCCAACTTAGCCACGTAAAATTTATTTAACTTGACATTTACCCTCTAATGTAGTATAAAGAAGATTATGAGCGCAAGTTTTATAACACAACTAAACGAAGACAACGGACGCCTACATAAGGAAGATGTTATCAAACAAGCACTAACTGCTGCTAAACTCGGCAACACAGTGTCCACTAATTTCTTGCAGGGTCTTAAGTTCTGCTACAATCCATATGTCACATTCGGTGTCAAGCAGATTCCAGAAAGTATCGGGATCGTTGATGCTGAAAATCCATATGATGAGTTCTTTGAACTACTAAACAGTCTTTGGCGCCGAAAACTTACAGGACATGATGCTCGTGACGCAATCGCAAAAATGTCCGAACGATTTGACAGTGATGAATGGAACCTGTTTCTTGCTCCTATCCTTCGTCGTGATATGCGTAGCGGTATTAGTTCTACTACAGTGAACAAGATTTGCAAGGGTACAGATTACGAGATTCCTATCTTCACTTGCCAGTTAGCTACTAACAGTGAAGGTCGCCCTGAAATGAAGGGTATGAAGCGTCTTGAGCCTAAGCTGGATGGCGTTCGTGTATTGATGCTAGTATCTATGCTAGACAGTGGAATATATGCTACTTGCTATAGCCGCAATGGTAAGGTCTTTGAAAACTTTAAGCACATTGAAGACCAAGTACTTGATAACATTTTTGAGTTGCTGAACGCGCCTAGCAAAACTAAACACACTAGCAGCGGGGCGTTGATGCAAAGTTTTGTATTTGACGGTGAAGTTGTTGGTAATAGTTTCCAAGAACTAATGCGTCAGGCTCGTCGTAAAGAAAATGTAACAGCAGAAGATAGTGTATTTCATATCTTTGATATTATACCCCTTGCTGACTTTAACCGAGGTCATTGGAACGCACAGTTGCATAAGCGTATTGAACTACTTCATGCGATGGAGTCTGCAATTGACAAGATGCCTAATGTAGAATTGCTTCCCCATCTCCAAGTTGATCTTGATACTCACGAGGGCAAAAATCAACTTGAGAGGTATGCAAAAGCTATGGTTGCTGCTGGATTTGAGGGCATTATGATTAAGAACCTTGATGCTCCCTATCTCTGCAAGCGTAGCACTGACTGGATGAAGTGGAAGCCTACTATCACGGTTGACCTTGAAGTGATTGGTCTTGAAGAAGGTACCGGTCGTAACAAGAACCGTTTGGGTGCGTTGGTCTGTAATGGTGTTGATGATGGTAAGGAAATTACCGTCAATGCAGGTTCTGGATTTAGTGATGCAGAGCGTGATAGTCTTTGGGCAGACCGTAACTTAATCTTTGGTCGTACTGTTGAGATTATGGCTGATGCTATTACGCAGAACCAAGATGGTACATATTCGTTGCGCTTCCCGCGCTTCGTTAGATTTAGGGATGATAAAGCATGAACATTAAACTTAAAGCAACACTAATTACCTTAGCTATGCTACTTATTGCAGTTGCATTGATATATACTATCGCAAAGTTTCCAGCAGTATTAGTTTTTGCTGCGTTAGGTGGATTGTTGTACTTTTTGTATCGCGGAGTATTGAACCATCTTGAATATAAAGAAAAGAGAAAACCACAATGAGTGACGATGAATATGACTACGTAATTACTTTAGAAGAACCGCCACAGCGTTGCGAAATGTGCGGTATCATTGATGAATGCCGTCCATATGGATTGAATCACGAAGAAATTTGCCATGATTGTGCTATGAAAGACGAAGCACTTACTGAAATCAGAGCAAAAGAACTATTGTTTGGAGAAGAAGAATGAAGATTATCAAGAACGAGGAACACAAGGTAACCCGTATCTTTACCTACACCATTCCTGATGAAGATATCATCAATACATTTGGATCGCTAGGCAGATTCAAAGAGATTGTGAGCCATAATACAGAAGGTTGGGACGTTGAAGTTCTCGGTGAAGAGCCGACCGACGAAGAAGCTGACCTATTTTATAATTTCTTTGCTGACTATGATTACGATTCAGAAGATGATTGGTGGCAAGACCTTAAAGGCGGATATGAAACTAATTACGAATTAGGTGAGGAATAATGGATCCATATGATGAGGATTATGATGCAGTAAAGGACACTGCTGAATGGGCTGAAAAACTGCTCGGCAAAATCCATGTCTTTGAAGACGGTGATAGAATAGAAGTTGTTCAAGTAAAGAGGCGTGATACAGGACCTTGGATTACGTATCATACGTATCAGGGACCGGGAATCCCCCGTAAGATGGTCATGATGGCTGATGAGTTTCACGTTACCTATGGACACTTATTTGGGTTGAGAGAGATAGAAGACTAAATAATAGATGCTTTTACGAAAAATATTTAGTTTTCCAACTCTAACTCTCCTTGTAGCACTTACGCTTAGTGCCATTGCTGCCTGGTACTCTGTACTAGGCCTAACTGCTATCTTTGCGGCGGCAGTCATTCCAATCATTATTATGGGCGGTTCATTAGAAATTGCCAAAGTTGTAACTACTGTATGGTTACACAAATACTGGGACCGTTCAGGGTGGAAGCTTAAACTTTATCTTATTCCTGCTGTTGTAGCACTTGCCTTCCTAACGTCTATGGGTATCTTTGGTTTTCTATCAAAAGCCCATAGTGATCAAACATTAGTCAGCGGCGATGTCGGTGCTAAAGTAGAATTGATTGACGAACGAATCAAGATTTCTCGTGAAAACATTGCTATGAATCAAGTAGCACTTGAACAAATGAACAATCAAGTTGACCAACTACTTGGTAGAACTGATGATGACAAGGGAGCAAATCGTGCTGTACAAGTTCGTAGACAACAGGCTAGAGAGCGTAATCGCCTTAACAATGAAATTGAAGCAGAACAAGTAAAAATTGCCAAATTAAGTGAGGAAGCTGCACCGATACGTGCAGAAATTCGCAAAATTGAGGCAGAAGTTGGCCCTATCAAATACATAGCTGCACTTATCTACGGAGATAATCCGGACAGTAATCTGTTAGAACGTGCTGTGCGTTGGATGATAATTCTCATCGTGATGGTCTTTGACCCTCTTGCTCTTACCCTTGTACTTGCTGCACAGAGTAGCTATAGATGGTTAGATGATGATTTAAGAAATCGAAAGAAAGAAGAAGACTCCAAGGAGAGCGAAGATGTACCAACTACCAAACTATCACAAGATGATGTTAATAAATTCAATTATGGAGTGGGAGAAGTACCACAATCGGAACCTATTCCCGATGCGGTTGAACTTGAACCTATATTGGAAGAAGTTAAAGAAGAAGATGAGTTTCTTGACGAAAACCTAAATGAGATGCTACATGAAACTGCATATGATGATCCGAAGGAGGACGAAAATGTTTCTGAACCTATTCAACCAAATGATATTCCAACAGATGATGTGGTACGAGAAGATGTACCTGAAACACCTACTCCCGATGCAGTTCCGACAGGGAGCAGCGTGGCACAAAGCGAAACAAGAGAACGCAGCAGAGAAGAACCCGCTGCCGTAATAAAAACTGAAGGGGTAACTCTACAAGAGTCTGACGGTGGCTATGTAAGTTTTGAAGGCAAGAGCGTTAGTAAGGGAGCATTACAAGGTCTGCGCCCTGACTTGTTTTTGCAAGTAGATTCTGGAAATCAATCTAACACTAATTTTGGAACTAGCTTTCCGAGATTTTCTAAGAAGGGCGATATCTTTGTCCGTGTAGATACTTTACCTAATCGTGTATATAAGTTTAGCGGAAACAAATGGATTGAGATTAACAAAGAACATACTGATTCTTATCTCTATGACGAGGAATACATCAAATACTTAATCAATCAAATTGAATTAGGTAATTATGATATCGATCTACTAGCAGAAAATGAAAGAGTACAAATCGAAGACTACCTCAGCAAAACAAATAAACCATAATCAGTATAAAGAGATAAGTAAAAGTATATGTCGGACAAGAAGTTACAGCACTGTTCCTTTTGTGGAAGCTCTAAAGATAAAGTAAAAAAGCTAATAGTAGGCGAAGACGTTGCCATTTGTAGCGAATGCATAGAGTTATGCAACCAACTCATTGTAAACGAACACTTAACCGACAAAGTAAAAGAACATGACTCTGCTAACTTTGATGCGTATAGTATTAAAGATCACCTAGACAGATTAGTTATCGGACAAGATCAGGCTAAAATTGTATTAAGTGTTGCTATCAGTAATCACTATAAGCGTATCAATAACCCACCTCAAGATTTAGAAATTCAAAAGGGTAATGTACTACTGATTGGTCCTACTGGATCCGGTAAAACCCTACTCGCTAAGTCAGTAGCCAAATATCTTAACGTTCCCTTTGTTGTGGCAGATGCTACGAACTTGACAGAAGCCGGCTATGTCGGAGAAGACGTTGAAAGTATGGTTGGTATGCTACTTGCTCTTGCGGACAATGATGTTAGTAAAGCAGAACGAGGAATCGTGTTTATCGATGAAATTGATAAGATTGCTCGTAAGAGCGAATCTACTAGCATTACTCGTGATGTGTCGGGTGAAGGGGTGCAGCAAGCATTGCTTAAGCTGGTAGAAGGAACCAAATGCAGAGTTAGTCCTGTAGGCAAGCGTAAGCATCCACAAGGTGAAACTGTAGAAGTCGATACCAAAAACATATTGTTTATTGCCGGCGGAGCTTTTGTCGGACTTGAATCAGTGATTAAGAGCAGAGTTCAAGGATCCACTATTGGATTCGGTGCTGAGGTAAAGAGCAAGGATGAGAAACAAGACTTGTCTGAGGTATCCCCTGATGATCTCACCCGTTTCGGGATGATTCCAGAATTCATCGGCCGTTTTACGACAACCTGCACCCTAGAAGAATTGACACTAGAGCAGCTTATTAGCGTACTGACCGACATTAAGAATAGTTTTATCGAACAATACAAGTATTTGTTTAGCATCGATGATATAGTATTAGAGTTTACTGAAGGTGCTATCAAAAAGATTGCACAAAACTGTATCGATCTAAAGACAGGCGCCCGCGGCCTACATACTGAAATCGAAAGAATTTTGTTACCGCATATGTTTCATATTAGAAAGTACAGGGATAACAACATCGTCAAGGTAGTGATTGATGATGAATTAGTTGACAATCCTAAGGCACTTGTTTAACCAAAATAGTAGCTTTTTTTGCGAAATTATAGTAGTATAAATAATGTTGTAGATGCTTTATAGGTCTACAACAATAGTCTTGCTTATAAAGGAGATAAAAACATGACTAGAGAATTAACCCTACGTACCCTTGACATTCCGTCAATTCACAAGTTCGGTATCGGATTTGATAGCATTCTAGATGAGCTTATGCGAGTCAATGCACAACAGACAAATACCAACTATCCCCCATATAATATCGTAAAGCACAGCGAAGATGCATTCGCAATTGAACTTGCTGTGGCGGGGTTCCGAGAAGGTGATATCAACATCACGCTAGAAAAGAATGTTCTTACCATTAAAGGCCAACAAACAGAAAGCCTTGATGAGTTAGAAAAAGAAGTAGAGTATGTGCATCGCGGCATCAGTGCCCGCAACTTTGACCGCACTTTTACTCTTGCAGACTATGTTGAGGTACTTGGTGCAAAGGCTGAGAATGGTATTCTCACAATTGAATTGGAGCGACAAGTTCCTGAGGAACAAAAGCCCAAAACGGTTGCAATTACATACAATAAATAATATAATGATACATGTGCTTGCGGGTAATAGTGCCCGCAAGCATTCTTAAAGGAAACTTAAAATGGCAAATACCGAAATCCGAAGTAAGATCAAGCCCAATGCTGCACTTAAGGAGCCGCCTCTGTTCAAGATTATCTATCTGAACGACGACCGAACATCAATAGAGTTTGTGATTAACAGTCTATGTGAATATTTCAACTATAATCCTGACACTGCTACGCAAATTACAATGGACATCCACGATAAGGGTAGTGCAGTAGTTGCTGTTCTTCCGTATGAGATTGCGGAGCAAAAGGGGATTGAAGTAACACTTGACGCACGTGCCCAAGGTTTCCCGTTGCAGGTTAAAGTAGAATCCGAAGTTTAAATATTAACTGTTAATCGCTTTGCCCAATAGGGGCTTTTAGCTATAAACGGGTTGTTTAAATAATTTACATCATCTAAGATAGTATCAACATTTTTAACATATGTACCAAATACCCAGTGCTTAACTTTACGTTCTGTATCGCTCGTTAACATAGCACTTAGGGGTGTTTGGTCGTATGTCTCACTAGGCTCTTCGCCATAGAACAAGTCTGTTCTAGGAACTGCACTAGTAACTACTATTATTTTCTTAACATCTAAATGACGCTGTAGTTTTTGAACAGTCATTTTAAGATAGGCTAAATCTTCTAATTTAGCAGCAGTTTTGATAATATCCTCCATAGGATTGTCACTGTTTTGGTTTGCCCAACCATTAACTCCCATGATTGCAATCCCATCAATGATTGCTACATGTTGATGTAGCATACATACGCTTGGAATACTCTCGCATAACATCATAAGTTCATTAGTTCTATTAGGAATACTATCCGTAGTTTCATATTCTAAGTCACCCGGGACATAAAATACTCCTTGATAGTGTTTTGACAGATGTACTAATACTTGTGCCACAGTTCTAATATTAGAACTGATGTTTCCTGCTAATATACAATATAAACTGGATGCTTTGTTTTCCCAATTGAAACTATCATTTGGGTTCAAATTTAGATCGCTGATTATATCAAACCCGATATCTTGTTGCATTGATTATTTTGCGATTTTGATGTTTGGCTTTTTGGTAGTCTTAACTTTAGCTGCCTTTACCTTAGGTGCTTCTTCTTTGACAGTTTTAGCGACCTTCTTAGCAGCAGCCTTGACCTTAGGTGCTGCCGTCTTAGCTACAACTTCAACCTTAGCTACAGTAGCTTTAGCTTCTACTGCGGCAACCTTTTCTCTAGCAGCATCCTCATCCTTAATTTTCTGCACAGCTTCTTGTAAAAGCATTTCTTCAAATTGCAAACTTACTGGTTTAGCATTGAAAAAAGTTTTAAGTGCATCGATAAACTTACTTAACATTATATTTCTCCTATAGTTGAATTTTCTATAGTATTTATTGGATTTTATATGGTTGGAAATTTATTAGAATTTGGTAACGTTGCCGTCTTTATCTACCATCACAACGTCTTTAGTACCCTTCTTGCCGATACCTCGCTGTAGAGTAACTCCTAGTGGACGCAATCCTGCAATACCTAAGCTTCCGCCATTGCGTGTACTATCGTTTCGGATGAGCCATACCATAACGTGACTCTCTGGAATATCGTCTACTCCGGCAATGACTGCGTGAGCATCGACAGTTACGTTTTCGCCGTCTTGAGTAAAGTGTTCAGGCTTGAAAGTTTGAATGACGATACCGCCCTCTGGGTTGATATCACTGCCGAAGATAGCAGACAATGCTTCCTCTTCGGTAGGTTCCATCACGATTTCTCTACTAAGTTCGTATACCGGGACAGTTGTTCCTCTTACATTTCTAGTACCAATTTGGTTGAGTTTAATGATACCTTCTTCTACTAGATTCTTGATGACTTCTTTCGCTCTAGCGCCAAACATATTGTCAGCACTTTCCCAAACTTCGGCGTCAAGCTTCTTAATGCTGATAGGTAATGATTGACTATCGCTGTTTAGTACAACGTCTGCTTTTCTGCGACCTGCGGTACTTCTGCCTGCTACGTCTACTTCGGTGCAATCCTCAATAGAAAGTTGTTTTCCTCTAGGGTCAACGAAGGTTACGTTGGCTCTTCCGAATTTCTCAACCACACTCTGTAACAAACTAGCAAGTTCTAATTCATTAGCAACGCCTGCCGATTTATCGCCCTGCTTACCGGAGTCTTTTACTACGATTACGACTGGACTATCACTGAAAACAATACCGCCTAAGCTGCTTAAGCCAGGATCCTTCACGAAAGTAGGACCATGTTCTGGCATCTGTTTTTCTAGATATCCTAAAATTTCATCTAACATCGATGCTCTGAATTCGTTTTTCTTTGCACCATTAGGAATCTGCACGATAACATTAATCTTGTTACCGCTAATCTTGAAGTCTTCGTAACCAGCGGAACGTAGAACAGTCTCTACATCATTCTTAGTTAAAGGTTTGGCAGCAGTTTGGTCAACATTTTCAACCAAATTACTTGCAAATTCATAATATCTCATGTATAGTGTACTATCATTAAATGAACGGTGTGTCAAGCTGTTCGTTAATGTATTTATGACAAGTTTTTGAAAAGGAAGAATATGAGCTTAGTTCCAATGGTGCTTGAACAGACCTCACGCGGTGAGCGTTCATACGACATTTATTCCCGACTGCTTAAGGACCGTGTAATTTTGCTTGAGGGCGAAGTGCATGACCAAATGGCAAACCTTATTGTAGCACAATTGCTATATCTCGAAAGTGAGAATCCTGATGCAGACATTAGCCTTTACATCAATAGCCCAGGCGGCAGTGTTACTGCTGGTATGGCAATCTATGATACTATGCAGTTTGTAAGGCCCGATATTACTACTATCGTGATGGGTCAAGCTTGCTCAATGGGTTCGTTACTTGCTCAAGCAGGGGCTCCTGGTAAACGTAAGATGCTTCCTCATGCACGACATATGATTCACCAGCCCTCAGGCGGCGCACGTGGTCAGGCTACTGATATGGAAATTCAAGTTAAAGAAATTCTTGCAATGAAGAAGTCATTGACTGAAATCTATGTCAATCATAATAGTGCTGGCAAGACATATGAACAGCTTATTGCTGACATGGAACGTGACTTCTTTATGAGTGCGCCAGAAGCACTTGCATATGGGCTTATTGATGAGGTAATCATCAAGCGTTAAAATTATTTCTGCGTAATAAATACTACTTTAATAGGGGAGTAATGCCATGAATTCATATCGTACAGTAACGAAGCAGGCGTCTCCCGGATCTAGTAAAGATGTAGTAAACATTTATCATAACGGTAAATTCAAAATTGCATATCGCTATAAAGACTGGTCCGAAGAAGCTGTAGTCAAAGAACTTGATTTTCTTCGGATACGGTTTTCTGATAGTAACGGATATCTGATAGAAATAGGTTGACTCTACACTCATTTGGATGTAGAGTTAATCTATGGATAATGAAGATTTTTATCATAAGTGCGCTGAACTGCTGGGAGTTGACTATGACTGCCAGCCGTTCCCATGGACCCACTCTAACCGTACACGATGGAACAATCGTGCGCCGGGTTCTGGGCGTTATCCTGGCTTCGGTATCATTCGCAAGTTTGGTAATCAGATACATGTAGCATTGTCTAACCCTATCAGCCATCACGGTATCTATGATAGCGAGGAAGAGGTCCTAACTTTTTTGCAGAATTTGGATAAAAGTGGTTGACATTAGTTACCCATTTTGCTATAAAGAGATATAGCAAGGAGATATTGATATGGCATTCACTTATAAAGCAAATCCTAAAGAACTCATTGGTAGGGAAGTGAACGCAAGTTATTTGCGTGGAAACCGTAACTGGGTCACTAGTTACGGCAGTATCTCCAAATTTCTTAGTAATAACCGAGTTCGCTTAGTACACACAGATAACAGTTTTTCTGTCCGAGTGTTTCGAGAAGAATGGGGAATACTTACTTTTGATCCTCAGGCAGGTGATACTGTTTATGGGGATAGCAAGTGGAACGACCCTGATCGTGCCGGACAGTATAAGTTTGGTGGAGATTGGTGGTGGGAAGGCATTGTTCAAGAAGTCCATGACGATTATGTAATTGTTAAACTTCCTGTTACAGGCCGACTATCCCGTCGTAAAAAAATTCGTCCTCACCCGTAACATTTCGGTTGACATGCCCATAAAACGGGTATATAGTGAATTATAAGCTGAGAAAACGGAGATTGAATATGAATAAGTTTGAAACCCTCTCGCACTTCGTACTGACCCAAGCGGACAACGAAGAACTTAACACTCTCGTTGAATATATCAAGATGCGCCGTCAGCAGATTACTAAGTCTACTGTGCGCTCTGTGACAAAGGGTACTAAGGTCACCTTCACTGGTCGCACTGGCACTGTGTATAACGGTACTGTTATGGATGTGAAGATTAAGAACCTTGTCGTTGAAACGCAGCTTGGTCGCTATCGTGTCCCTGCTTCAATGGTCAAGATTGTTCAGGAGGCGTAAGATGAAGTACTTGCTGATGATTGTTGGTATTCTTGTTTTGTGTGTCCCGGATGATGCTGGCTGGTTGCAGTTTGTGTTGCAGGGTGCTATCGGTCTTGCAATGTTTATTACTGGTGTTATTCTAACCCTTGAAGAGGATAAGTGAAATGAAAGATATTTTAAAAACAGTTTTTGATTATGTATTCAGCTTTGGGATGGTAATGTTCCTATTTTTTGTAGGATTCCTTCTTCTGATTGGTGGTATTGCTGAACAGACAAGTGCAACCCGTAAACAAACTTTGGCGCTTACCGAAGCCTGCTATGCTCAGGGAATGGTTCTCGTTCGCACTGATGCTGGTCAGCGTTGTGTTCTTCCCCAGTCACTCGTAAAGGTTAAGTAAAATGGGTCTTGATATGTATCTCAATGCCGAGCGTTACCTGTGGAGTCACGAAGACGGTGACAAGCAGATTAGCGAAAACATCGGACAGCTTGTAGGATTGCCTACTGACGGTAAGGTAAAAACTATCACAGTTGAAGCTGGTTACTGGCGTAAGTCTAATCAAATTCATAACTGGTTTGTTGCTAATGTGCAGGAAGGCAAGGACGAATGCCAGGAAGCATATGTCAGTCGTGAACAACTAACAGAGTTGCGTGAGGTTTGCCAAAAGATTCTTGACAATAACGAACTAGCTGAAAAGCTGCTTCCAACTGCATCAGGATTCTTCTTCGGCGGAACCGAATATGACCAGTGGTACTTCAATGACATTGAAGAAACTATCAAGATTATTGATAACGCACTGTTGATGCCTAAACAATGGGATTTCAACTACCGTTCAAGCTGGTAAAAAAAATCGTACCTGAGGTCACTTTTCGGTTGACTTCGGGTACCTTTTCGTGTAGAGTTAATTATAAGCTGAGAAAACGGAGACACACAATGATCTACACTGTCAAGATTTATCGCTATGATCGTCGCTGCAAGAGCGGTGAACGCTTTGTCAACTCATATGACTTTGACCGCAAGGACAATGCTGCAATGGATCGTGAAGTCAACGCTCTCCGTGGTGCTGGCTACTTTGACGATATGTTTCGCATTGAGTATGCTCCCAAATTCATCACTGTCAAGAACATCATGAGCGGCAAGGATGTGCAGATTGCTGCTGATACTCCTTGGAGCTGCCGCCCCGATTCCGAATCCTACTGGAGTGCATAAGATGGTTAAAGATATCAACGAAGCAAACCGTATCGTAGGTAAGATGGCTAAGGAGCGTTATCGTTCCAGCGATGAAGTGCTTGCCGAATTCATGCGTTATCAGAAAGAAGGTGAGTGTCAGCATTTTTGGCCTGACGAAAATACTGCCTGCAGGATGCTGTTGCGTATCGGAGTGCCGGTATAATGGGCGGGCTGTTCGTAGTATTAGTTACATGGGTACTCAAAGATGAAATCAGTAATTGGTTATCAGACGCAGTTGCCGAAGGCATCCGTCGTAGTAAAAAGGAAAAGTAAAATGGAAGACTTGTTTAAGCTGATCGGGCTGATTGTTGCCAGTGTTGTGGTGGCCGTAGTCGTTGGGTTATTGTTCAGTCTCCCTGTCATGTGGCTTTGGAATGCTGCTTTGGTTCCTGCTATTCCGGGAATTAAGACCATCGGATGGCTCCAAGCGTGGGGTATCTTGATGCTGTGTGGATTCTTGTTCAAGCCTATGACCAATAGTAAGGACTAAGAAATGTATACTCTTATTGCACTGCTAACTATGACTACCCTAGGGTCATACCCTACTCAGGCCCGCTGTGAGGCGGCTGTACGACAGATTTACGCACAGCAATTGGATCCGTATAACATGATGGAACCAGCTGCCAAACAGAAGGTACTGACACTAAAGATGAAGTATGTTGCCCCTAGGGAGTACCGCTGCCAAAAGGTTTAAAACTAAATATGTCTGTACCCGAATAACAAAAAGGATAAAAGGTATGGACATATTAGGAAAACTCAAAGGTATGCTTGCCGAAGGTGACGGCAAACTTAGCAACAAGCGTGTAATCACCCTATTAAGTACATTGATGCTCGTTGTAGCATTTGTGGCTAATCTGTTTTTCAATTACAAGATTGATGATAACATTCTAAATGCTATCATGTTTGTAATCATCGGTGGTATGGGCATCACTGGCATGGAGAAGTTTGCTCCAAAAATAACTGATCAAATCAAAAAATAATACTTGACATTACCTCGTTTTGGGCATATAGTGAATCTATAGTTTGAAACGAGGTTTGTCATGGATATGCTTACAGTAGGTAACGAAGTTACTATCAAAGTCAAAAATGTAATGTGGCCCGTTCGTCATCGCTATGCGAATGGTGTTGCTGGTCCTGAGTTCAATGTGTACACTGGTACCGTTGTTCGTGAGAAGTGGTTTGGTGCAGAAGAAATTGGCATCACTACTGGCAATCCCCAATTCCCCTTTCGTCGCATTCATCGTGAGCGTATCGTAGAAGTCGGTGGCGCTACGATTGATTATACTCCTGTCAAAAGTGACCGCATCACTAAGACTGTTCAGGGCAGCAAGGGTAACACCTACATTGTCACTGCTGAAAATGGTAAGGCTACCTGCACTTGTCAGGGCTTCTCGTTCCGCAAGACTTGTAAGCACACTCTAGAGGTGCTGGCATAATGCGTATTCGTGCTGTTATTGAGTTTGACCTCACATTTAGCGATGATATTCCGAACATTGAGGAGTTAACTGCATACCATAACGCTAACCTAAACGAGAGTATTGCTCTAGAAATCAAAAATCTTCTAGAGGATGAGCATCGTGGTCTAGCAGAATATGATAGTGCTGTTGTGTCTGTGCGAGAGGTTCTTGTATAATGCAGTGGGTTCGTGAACATAGCAAGCCTTATAAGCTGGAGCTGAAATACAAGCCCGGCTATGATGTTTGGCGTGAGGTGCAAGATACTCTCACTGAATCCAAAAAGTGGTGCAAGCAGAACAAGATGATGATTTGGGATGATGGATTGTTCTATATTCGATTTACTAATGAGCGGGACCTATCCTGGTTCCTGTTGAGGTGGTCATGAAAACTGCATTCACATTTAAGAATTGGTATTGGGGCGATGAAGAACCTCCGCAATGGTGGAGCAACTTCTTGCGCGGCCGCTGGGCAACTGATGCTTATAAAGAATTATATCCTATTGCTAAGGTTAGAGAAAAAACAAACGGCGACATTCGTGTTGTATTCAATGATCCTAATGAACTTGCATTCTTTATATTGAGGTGGTCGTGAGTGTAACATCCGTTACCTACGGTAAATGGGTGCAGATTAAGCGAGTTGTACCAAAGTTTGTTTGGCGCACTGGACATGCTGCAGGAAACCCAATCGATTTAGGTTTCACCGCTGCACGTGGCAAGATTAGTAAAGGCGACATGCTCATTTCAGGCTGGATATCTGATATTGATCCTCATGATTATGGAGATATGCGAGAATGGTGTGAACAGAATCTAAAGCACAGTGACTGGTGTACAGGTGTCTATTACATTATCCTGCAACGGGAAGAAGATGTTGCCTGGTTTATGTTGAGGTGGTCATAATGGCATATTGGGATGGCGGAGATTGGCCTTTGGTAAAGAAGTGGGAATGGGAAGAACGTAGAGTTTGGTGGCCAGGCTTGCAATGTGAGCGCAACTACAAATTCTTGTTTTTGAAAAAGGCATATTACGGCAGGTACTACAGTGATTTTGAATTCGTTCGTGACATGTGGCTATCCAAAGAAGAATTTTTGTTTGCCCAGCTAAGAGGTGATTTTAGTGGTTGACATTACCTCTATAATTTGCTATAACAGTATAGTAAGGAGACAATTATGACGATGCAATTGATGAGCCATGCTTATACTACGACTTCTACTAAGAAGCGTAAGAACAAGCCTGTAACTATCAACGCCAA